CCAGAGGAAGCGTGGGCGTCCATTGAGCCAGTGGCCGATGTCGGAGGCCGAATCATTGGTCTTAGCACGGCGAATGGAAGCGGAAACTTCTTTCATCACTTATGGACGGGTGCGACGACGGGGAACAACAAGTTTGATCCGATGTTTTTTCCGTGGTCTGCGTCGGAGGATCGGGACGAGTCGTGGTATGAGGGTAAGCGGCAGTCGATGTTGCCGTGGCAGTTGGCTCAGGAGTATCCAACGTCGCCTGAGGAAGCGTTTGTGAGGTCTGGTAACCCGGTGTTTGATCTGGATGTTCTTGATCGCATGTATGTGCATTTGCGTGCGGGGGAGCAGGGTTATCTGCATGAACTTCAGAAGAATGTGTTGGAGTTTCGATGCTGACTGTGTGGGAGTATCCGCAGCGTTGGAGCGGTTACGTGTTGGGTGTGGATACTGCGGAGGGTTTGGGTCACGGCGATTATTCGTGCGTGCAGGTTATAGATGTGAAGGAATGTCAGCAGGTTGCTGTGTGGCATGGCCGTATTCCGCCTGATGAGTTGGCTCATGAGGTTTACAATCTTGGTATTTGGTATGGGAATGCTTTGTGTTGTGTGGAGTCGAACAATCATGGGTTGACGACGATTGTTCAGTTGCGTCAGTTGGGGTATCCGAATCTGTTTCGTAAGCGTTCGTTGAATAAGGAAACGAATCGGATGTCGCAGGAGTTTGGTTGGAAGACGACGCGAACGTCGAAGCCTTTGATGATTGATGATTTGGCTATGGCGTTGAAGAATGAAGAATTGGTTCTTCATTGCAAGGACACGATGGGCGAGTTGCGGACGTTTGTTCGCAATGAGCGGGGTTCGATGAATGGGTCGCCGTATGACGACCGTGTTATGGCTTTGGCTTTGGCGAACCAGATGCGCAAGTACGCTTTTGTGCCTGAGTACGTGCAGAAGGTTGATGATTCTTGGACGTTTGATTGGTGGCGCCGACAGGTGCCTACGGGTACCCCGGATGCTGATACCATCGGTTTGAACACGATCCGTGGGACACCCTGAGTGTTGTATAGGACATAACTAGACTAGGAGAGTCCTTTATGAGTAAGCCGAACAAGTACAACGCTTCTGGCATGGGAGCCAACCCGGTTCTCAATTCGAAGCAGTTGTATAATGGCCCTGCCCGTCCGGGCGGTTCGCAGAAGGCCACGTTGCGTGCCGATGAGGGCGGGAACCGCCAGCACAGCAACGAGCAGGCACCGCGTTCAACGCCGCACAACCAGCATGGCATTCATGGTTCGGTTGAGCCTTCGGCCAAGCAGCCGAAGAGCGCCAACCATCCGAGTTGATTCTTCCAAGTAACGCAACTTACGAACAGTTCGAAGCGTATGTTACGGACCTGAAGGGTCCGAAGAGTCGTTTGGAGTTGGCGGAGTTGTGGGAGTGGCGTCAGAAACTGCAAGGTATCCGAATAGATACCGGGCGGGGAATGCGCGCCCAGTTACCTGTTGATGAACAGGACATGACTTTGCGCCAGCGAGAACAGAAGATCATTGATGAAGCCCATGCTGCGGGGCGCACGATTGAGAGGGCGTCTGCCTGATGGCACGCGAAACCAAGGCGGAGGAATTCGCTAAGGTAAAAGAACGCATTGACATGACGCACCGTTGGCGTGTCGATGAGGGGTACGACACCATGTGGCGTCGTATGATCGACATGTACCGGGGTAAAACATACTTCGGGGGTTCTGCGGGAACAGTCGGCAATGTCGGCTACGACCGTGTGTCTGTGAATCTTGCTTTCAGCACCATCAATGTGATCGCCCCTTCGGTGGCGGTCAACCATCCGAAGATCACTGTTACGGCAAACAAGGAAGGCGACGAAGATCGCGCCGTGTTTGTTGAGGCGGTCATCAATTACCTGTGGCGGCATCACGACTACCGGAAGCCTTTCCGGCGGGCCGTGAAGGATTACCTGATTCTGGGTCACGGGTGGCTCAAAGTCGGGTGGCGTTTCGTCGAAGAGGAACGCCAACTAGATCAGGGCCAAAAAGACGCAGAGATCGCTAACGCCGCCCAAGAAGTACAGGACTTTGCCTATGCGAACCCTGCGATGGCTGGGGATCTCCCCACCGATGAAGACATCATCGCGTCGGCACCTTCGACACGAATGGAAATTGTAGAAGATCAGGCATTCGTTGAACGGATCAGCCCGTTCGACATGCTTGTTGATCCTGAAGCGACCTGCCTAGAGGACGCTAAATGGATTGTTCAACGTATCGTGCGGCCATTGTCGGAAGTCAAGAAGGACAAACGCTTCAAGGGTGGGGTGCGTCGTGCGCTCACCGCTGATGCCGGTGTGCGGTACCGGTGGGATAACGATTCTGAACGCGAAAGGTACTCCGATCTTGTTGATCGGGTAAGCCTTTACGAGTATTACGACATCCAACGCGGCACGATGTCTGTATGCGCTAGTTCTGGCGAAGATTACCTATTGGACCCGACGCCGATGCCGTACACGTTCGGGCACCCATACGTCATGCTTCGCAACTATGACGTACCTGACACGTTCTACCCGATGGGTGATCTTTCCCAGATCGAATCCTTGCAGGAAGAACTAAACAAGACGCGCACGCAGATGGTCAACCATCGCAAGCGTTACGCCCGCAAGTACCTGTATCACGAACGCTCATTTGGTCCTGAAGGCCGCGAAGCGCTTGAATCAGACGAAGACGGCAGGTTTGTTCCCGTCGTTGATGAGAACCGGGATTTGAGCGGGGTTGTTGTTCCGCTTCCGCAGGTTCCGTTGTCGCCGGAAATGTACAATCATTCTCAAATCATTGAGGCTGACATCAATACTGTTTCTGGTGTATCCGAATATTCGCGCGGGCAGATGCCTGAGACAAGGCGCACAGCGACAGAAGCCAGCATCATTGCTGATGCCGGGAACGCTAGGGCTGGCGACAAGTTGGCAACGATTGAACACATCATTAGTTCTGTTGCCCGCATGGTGATGCAACTTGTGCAGCAGTACATGACAGACGCGCAGATGATTAGAGTCACCGGCAAGGACGAACAAGATTACTTTGTCGCCTACACGCGGGACGACATCCTTGGCGAATACGACTTCTCTGTTCAGGGCGGTTCGACACAGCCTTTGAACGAAACGGCACGACGCCAGCAGGCAATCTCCCTGATGAACGCTATGGCCCCGCTTGTAGGCGTCGTAGTTGATCCGGCAGAACTTGCAAAGTATGTACTCCAGTTTGGTTTCGGCATCACCGATGGCGAAAAGTTTATGGTGCAGCAACCAACACCAGAGGACATGGCTGCCGCTCAGGCGGAAGCCGGTGCGGCTCCAGATCCGTTTGGCAATCAGCCCGGTATGCCCGCGCCCGCTATGAGCGGCGGTATGGGTCCGGGGCCGGTACCAGATCAGGTCTTTGAGGCGACCGGTGGTGTCCCTCCAGAACTATTAGCGCAACTTCAAAACCAAATGGGAGTTGAACTGCCTAATATGTAATGGGACATCATGTCCCTCTTACTAGGAACACCCGAAAGGATTCCGATGAATATGGAAGCAAACCCAACAAGTGACACGTACAACGTCAAGATTGACGGCGAGGTGCATGAGGTCACATTGGATGAACTCCAGAATGGTTACCAACGACAGGCGGATTACACCCGTAAGACGCAGGAGTTGGCATCCGAACGCGAGAGATTGGCTCAAGGAGAGGCAATCGTCCAAGCATTAGAAGCAAACCCACAGGAAGCAGTTTCGGCTTTGGCTGACGCTTTTGGGGTTGCGGGGGGTAACCAAATCAACAACCAGAATGAACCGGAAGAAGATTTGGACCCAGAGGAAGTTCGCTTGCGACGACTGGAATCTTCCATTGAGGAACATAATCGCGCACTACGACAGCAAACCATGTCAGGCGAAGTAGAGGGACTGCGAGAGAAGTTCAGCGCAGACATTGACGAACGGGAACTTTACGCTCACGCTTTAAAGCACAACATTGGCAATCTTGAAGCCGCTTACGCCCATATGACCTACGGTGATATGAGCGAGAAGGCAAAGAATGCTGACATTGTGGATGAGAAGCGTGCAGCGAGCGTGGTCGAATCGACTGCGGGAAGTCCTGAATCGTCTGTGACTAGCAATGTTTCTACCGCAGTCAATTCTCTTCGTGATGCTTGGTCGCTGGCGCAAGAAGAACTATCCAACGTCTAAACATAGGAGAAAATCATGGCTGCTGGAAACGCAGACTTTGATCAGATTCTCAGCACCACGCTGAAGAATTATGTCCCTAAGTTGGCGGATAACGTCTTCTCTGCGCGACCGCTGTTTTATGCGCTGACCAATGGACAGACCATTCGGCGCATCAGCGGGGGCGCAAAGATCGTTGTCCCCATCATCTATGGGACCAACAGCACCGCAGCCTCTTACGAGGGTTCGGATACTATTTCCACGACTGCTCAGACCGGCATTTCTGCTGCTGAGTACGACTGGAAGCAGTATGCCGCGACCGTTACCATTACGGGTATCGAAGAGGCAAAGAACAACGGTGAGGCCGAGATCATTGACTTGCTGGAAGGCAAGGTAATGCAGGCCGAGGAAACCATTATCCAGAACATGAACACCATGTTTTGGGGTAACGGTGCCGGTAACGGTGGCAAGAACTGGCTGGGCTTGAACGCTCTAGTCGGTGTTGGCAACGATTCCGGTTCCGCTATCGGTGGCATTGATGCTACTGATTCCGACAACTCTTGGTGGAGGTCAACTCTCACCAATCAGGGTGGCGCTTTGACCATCGCTGCTATGGCAACGATGTACAACAACGTGTCGGTCGGTAACGATCAGCCCACCATTATCATTACGGATCAGGACGAGTACGAGAAGTACGAAGCCCTGCTTCAGCCACAGTTGCGGTACACCGACACCAATGTTGCGGATGCTGGTTTCCAGAATCTGCTATTCAAGGGTGCCCCGGTGACGTTTGACAGCGACACAGACTTGGATGGGAAGATGTTCTTCCTCAACACCAAGTACCTGCGCCTCGTTGCTCACACCGAGACTTGGTTCCAGACGACCCCATTTGTGCGGCCGACGAATCAGGATGCGCGTTACGCGCAGATCCTGTGCTACGGCAACTTGACTACGAGCAACCGCTCGCGTCAGGGCATGATTTACGGGCTGACTGACTAAACCGGGAGCAAAATTGTCCAGAGAAATCGCCCTCGTATACAGCAGCAATGCTGAAATAGCGGGGTCACGCGGGTCGGCTCCATCCCACTACGCACCGGGCTCACGCTCCGGGGCGCGGATGGTGCCGGGAGTGACCGACGCCTTGGGGGAACCTCCCGTTTCTTTGGATGGTTTTTGTTCCGCTACGACCCGCCACGGGGCGCCCTGCAAAGCGCGTCCCGTGGCTGGGTCACCCCTCTGCATCGGACACACGAAGCAACAGGCGGCTAAATCGTGACAGCAATGACCATTGCGGAAATGCGTGCGCAGGTGCGTTCGGTTGTCGATATTGATGCAACCGACATTTCTGACACCGTTTTGAACAATATGCTTGGTCAGGGTTACGACACCATTGTTTACAGTGAGAAGCGTTGGCCGTTCTTTGAAGCACGCACAACCTTTTCGACCGTTGACGGCACCAAGGATTACACTCTCACAACGATTGCTGGCGCCCCTGATGCGATTTCGCAAGGGATGCGCGAAGTTGTTGCCATGCGCAACGACGACCATGTTCTTGAATACATCGGCTCCGACGATGCCGACTGGAACTACCCGTTGAATGTGGCAACGTCAGGTTCGCCTTGGGAGTGGAGTTTCTGGAACGACACGGTACGCCTGTACCCGACACCCAGCGCGGTGGAAACAGTTTACGTTCGCGGACTCAGGAAAGCCGATTCGTTTGGTGTCGGCAGTTCTGATTCCACGACCCCTGATTTGCCTGAACCGTTTCATCCTGTCCTCGTAACGTATGCGACCGCTAAGGCGTACTTGCAGCAGGAAGATCCAACAATGGCAAACCAGTACCATGCACAATTTCTTGCCGATTTGGACAATGTGGCGAGGCGTTATGCGGATGTTCCGGCCCCTCAGCCGATGGTGGCTAACAGCCGACGGCCCACACGGTATTTGGCAGGATTCGGGCGGTTACGCTACGCCAATACCGGTGGCGTGATCTGGTAGCGGGCGATGGCCCGCCAATTCAAACTAGAAGTTCTTGAAGCCTTTACCGGCGGATTGAATCTTCGATCCGACCAGTTCAATCTGGCAGAAAACGAATCACCTGACCTTCTAAACGTGGTTGTTGACCCGCGTGGCGGTATCCGCCAGCGCGACGGCGTGGACCGGTTGAATACCACAGCCCTGAGTGCGGACATCGAAGGGATCTGGGGGTTCTTCACTGATAGCGGTACCGCTCAGGTGATGGTCAACTACGGAACCAAGGTTGCTTACGCCACCACCTCCAATTTCACAGACCTGACGGGCATTACCGCCCGTACCGCTGGTACCCGCGTGTACGGGATGACGATGAACAATGTCGCTTACGGGGTTTCAGGCGACAAGGTTTCATTCAAGTGGGATGGTTCTTCCGCAGCGGATCTGGGTCTTACCTTAAATGGTTCTGCGGGCAACTTTCCTCAAGCCCAATACGTCACATTTTGGAACAACTTTGCGTGGGCAGCCAACACGGTCGAATCTGCAACGAACCACAAATACCGGGTTCGATGGAGTAACGCTAACGAGCCGGAGAAGTGGGCGGCTGCCGATTACGTGGACATCGACAAGGGAGAACACGGTGATTACATCACCGGTCTTCTCCCAATGGGTGACCGCCTCCTAGTTTTCAAATCGAATAGTATTCACGCCATCTACGGGTGGGACTCCGACTCGTTTCAAGTTGTAAACGTAACCAACGACGTTGGGTCCATCCCCTTGTCGTCCCCCGTTTCCACAACCTTCGGAACATTCTTCTGGTATGGAAACAATGGGGTCTACGTTTACGACGGGCAACAGTTCATGTGGCT